TAAAGCTCACCTTCAAGCTGTGGAAGGCGAAGCCAAAGAAGGGAGAAGATACGTTTTCGTTCAAGCAATTGGCTACTCTTTTTAAGATGTCGGAGCAGCAAATGCTTGAGATTGTAGATGAGTTAAAGGAGAATAAGGTGCTAAATATCGAAATCAATAAAAGCGAAAGGTCAGCGACTTTTATAAGCAGAAGAATGCAAGCTGCAAGGCTTTTGTCAGAGCGAAATTCTGCCAATGCCAGTTCCAGAAACAAATCAACTGGTGAAGCGAAAGATGAGCGAACAGGCAGCGACCTTATGATTATGACTTCTGATTATAATTATGAAGATGATAATATTAAAAAAGGAATAGTAGTTAGTCCTTTCAATTCATCAGATTTTTTAAGAGCATGGAACAATTGGAAAGAGCATAGGATGGAAAAGAAGAAGCCGTACAAGTCTGCGAGAGGTGAGCAAGCAGGACTGAATCAGCTTGGACAATTCGATGAAGAGTTTTCTATTATGTTAATCAATCGTTCAATAGATTCGAACTGGCAGGGGTTAGTGTTTACGGAAACGAAGAGGGAATATGAAAGACTTCGAACGGCTGACGAACGAAAGAACGGACAGGTTACATTTGTGCCAGCATCAAAAAGAAAATCGTCAGAGAATAACATAGATGAAGAATTAAGAAGCAGAAGAAGATTATGAGTGAAAATTTAATAGTGACGTACAATAAATCTGGCAGCAAGCTGGCAGCATATCTTCCGAATGAGAAGGAAGGCTTCATCGTTGTGTTGAGAAAGATTGCAACAGCGCATGGAGTGTCTAACATTACGGCTGATGATATTGACTATGCAGATACTTTCATTTTTAAATTCTATTCAGACCTTACCCAGTTCGAGATTGTTTATGCGTTCGAATTGTATGCAGCAGGAAAGCTGGCGATGGAAAAGAAAAAAGAGTGGAATGCTAACTTTAATATCGAGTTCATCGGAGCGGTGTTGAATGCGTATAAGGTGTATCGTGAGCCAGTGCTGGCGCAGCAGAAGAAAGCTCCAGTGGAGAAGCAGATAGAGAAAGCTCCGGCACGAACGCTGACGTATATGGAAGCCCAGATAGAAGATGGTATGCAGATGGACAGGGTGTTCAAAAGGTATATGGAGAAGGAAGGGAAAGTGCCAGTAGCAGGAAACTTTGAAGCAGCGTTCGATTACTTGGTTGATGCGAAGGAGATTGAAATGACGAAGGAACAGATGATAGAGTTCAAAGAAGGACTTCGTGATAGGCTTTTTATTGAGTACAAATCATTGAGTGATAATGTGAGAATGTCGCATGACACGTTCACTTCAAAAATAGCAGAGCTTGATGATGAGAAGCAATTCAAAAAGATATGCAGAGAAGAAAGAGCAAAGCAGTATTACAGAGAATATTTAATGAAGAAAAAAAATGAGACAGCCCAGACTACGGTGTGACGAAGGAGAATGCGACCATGAATTACTTGAGCATGAAGAATTGCAGTATGACAGGAAGCAAGAACAGAAGTCAGAAGAGAAGAGAGAAGAATCAACAAATAAAAAACAAGCAGACAATGGCAATAGCAACGAAGCAGCGTAAGCATACAACGATATTGAAGCAGTTGATGAGAGTGAAGGGATTCACAGCGTTGACACTTGGACAGCGCATAGGGTATTCAGATGTGACTACGAATGCGTATCTGTTTAACCCAGAGAAGATGGACGGAGAGACCAGAAAAAAAATGGCTAAGGCATTCCAAATTTCCATAGATAAAATGGATGATATTTGCAATGATAAAGTGAAGAATATTATAGACGTTTTAGAGCCTAAAAATCGCAAGAAGCTCATAGGTTAGGCAAAATAACTGACCATGACTTCCAGTAAGTTACAGAGCAAATGCAAATATTTTTTGTCAATCCGAAAAAAAGCCCCATACTTGCATTGTTGTTCAGCGCGAACAACGGTTCTTTGACAGCCCGATTTTTTTAAGTAGCACCAGCGAAAGCATCCGTTGAGAGTAGCGTCCGATTGTGAAATCCGAAAATGCACTCAGTCAGGAAAATCCCGTAAGACACTGACGAAACGAAATGCAAGCTCCCAGTACAGGGAGCAGTCAGTAACTTAGGTGAAAGAAAAATATCAGGTACGTTACCCACAGTTAGTCAACAAGGGTTCAACAGTTATACGGTTGTGAAGCATGGTGAATATAGAAAGCCCATGCCGTTCTTTTTCGCACACAGCAGACGGAGAGAGTAACAATCGGAGAGAGTTCAGGATTGAATGCCAGCCATTGAGCAGAGAGCATTATTCAGACAAATGAGATTGATAAGAGATTGGTTGAATTGACCGACTAACGATATACCGTCCTTTACAGGGACGGAGGTGCGACAGGGGTTGAGTACCATGACGGAGTGAACAATAGTAGCTCCGGCAAAAGGAGAAAAGAAAAAGCCGAATACGGACGGCTGCGAATAATAGTAACAGCCGTTCGTAAGTTTCGCATTGGCAAGCGAAGCCTGATGAGCCTGCACAAATGAATTGTGCAGGGTTAGCATTGCCCGATATTTATAAGCGTAAATAAAAAATCAAAATGAAAAAAGTAAAAATTGAGATTAAGAACAGGTGGACAGGAAAGGTATTGTTTGAATACGAAAGTGAAGACAATACAATTAAGAAAACATTGCTGCAAGCGATTGCAGAGGGCAGCAACCTTCGTGGCAGCAACCTTAGTGACAGCAACCTTAGTGACAGCGACCTTAGTGGCAGCGACCTTAGTGGCAGCGACCTTAGTGGCAGCAACCTTAGTGGCAGCAACCTTAGTGGCAGCAACCTTCGTGGCAGCAACCTTAGTGGCAGCAACCTTAGTGACAGCAACCTTAGTGGCAGCAACCTTAGTGGCAGCAACCTTAGTGGCAGCAACCTTCGTGGCAGCAACCTTAGTGACAGCAACCTTCGTGACAGCAACCTTAGTGACAGCGACCTTAGTGACAGCAACCTTTCACCGATACGAGATGATTTCTTTTTAGTGCTATTGCGTGGCATAGCGGAGATTCCAAAACTAAAAAAGAATGTCATTGAAGGAAACATAAACGGTTCGACATACGAAGGAGAGTGTGCATGCTTGAGTGGAACATTGTTTAATGCAGCCACAGAGAATAATGGAAAGCAGGAAGCCGAAAGGAAGGGAATGATATTAAGTGTTCGTGATGCGAACAGACCTATCGAAAGATTCTTCTTAGGAATTAAAAAAGGAGATACGCCAGAGAATAATCAGTTCTCAAAAATTGTTCTCGAATGGATTATTCAGTTTGAGTTTTTCATAAGCAGCAAATAATTCGCGCATGGTACAGATAATCTATGTCGGCAAACGAATGACGACAAAGCATCAGCTTGCTTACTTCTTTGAGAAGCCAGATAAAACAGAGTTCGGTAGATTGAAGCTCCAGTTCAAGGTTGAGATTGGTGAGATACTTGACTATGATGAAGAAGAGCGCAACATTACTCCGACAAATAAAATGCACGACAATCCAGCTACCATTGTTCAGTGGACAACAGAGAGCATGAGTGCAGAGAAAGATTACAGGCTTCGAAACAGAAAGAAGCAGCACACAATCAGCAGCAGGATAAGAGAAGTGATAGCGGAGGTAGCTGCGCTTCCTTTATCAGCATACGATAGGATGCAGATTGCTCACCAGATTCATGAAGCGATTCGTGATAAGGTTCTGCTTAATAGTTTCGCTGAAAAGAAGAAGCCAGCGAAGAAGAAAGGAGTGAAGAAGAAATGACAGAAGGAAGATGGCTGCAATGGGCAGATGGAACGCTGGAGTATTGCGTGAGAGGCGACTACGATGCAGAGAAGAAGGTACGATTCAAATATCCGAACATGGGCATCGTGCCAGTAGCAATGGCAAACGTTAGTTACAACTTTTACGACAATAAGAACTGCACAGGAGAGACAGTAGCGTGTACGTTGTACGAGAAGCCAGAGAAAAAATAAAAATATCCGCAGACAAAGCTGGACTGCGTGAAGAAGACCAGCAATAAGCAATTACATTTTTAATACAACAACAAATGAGAAAGAGTAAATTTTTCTTAGCAGTGCTTATTGCGCTGCTATCACTTGCCAGTTGCAATTCATGCAACGTTGGCAACGATGTGAAGACAGGGACGGGATTGTTTGACTATGAAACAATCACAATAGACGGAGAGCAGTATTTAAACATTCGTAGTTATAACAACATAAGAGTTGTTGTACCGAAAGTCAACTGCCATTGTCATGCAGAAAGGGGGTGTGGCAAATGAATCTTGTATTAAAAGCTATCTATGTATGTGTGACGGCTGGCAATCGCTGGGGCAAGGGATATACAGCATCAGAAGCGAAGAAGAATGCAGGGCTTACAAACAGTGCTACAAGAAAAGCGATTGAGCATTATGTTCAAGCTGCCGTATTCAATTCAGAAGGTATGACAGATGAAGAGTTTAATAACCTTCACGATTGCGTAACTGCAAATTCAATTGATGGGTCTCCTAAATATTACGACCAAGACAGAACAGAAGAAGACACGGTGATGATTAAGAAATATCATGTAGGCTGGTTGATGGTGGAGAAAAATATAAAGGAGACCAAGAAATGAATAAACTTGGATTAGTTCCGCTTTCAAACTTTGCTCAAGTGCTTCCTGATATTTACAGATGCGCACAGCCGATATACAAGTATCAGTATGACTGGCTTCGTGATGTGCTTGGAATTAAAATGATAGTTGACTTGAGAAAAGAATCTGACATTGATGTGAATTATTTTGATAGCGTGATTCGCATTTCAGTTCCAGACCATGAAGTGCCTACAATGAAGCAGGCACAAGAGTTCATGCAGTTAGTGAAGAAGAATAAGCAGCCGATGCTTATTCACTGTGCGCATGGACATGGAAGGACATCTACGTTCTGTGTGCTTGCAAGGATAGCAGTTGGATGGAGTGTTGAACGTGCAATTTCTAATGAGAGAATAAAGTTTCACTATCAATTCAATCATCCTGCGCAGGAGAAGTGGCTGATGGATAATTTCGGAAAGGAGGCTGGCAATGCTAATTGATACGACAATCGGAACAGGAGACGGAGACCTGAACAAATCACAATACGTTGATATGTTCATTCAAATCTGGATGCTGATAAAAACAAACCAGCCGTGTGTGAAGGAAGACGTGACGACAGTGCATAAGTGGACGCTGTTATCGTGGTTCGATAATGTTGAATATTTGAGGATAGGAACGAGCAGGGTATTCAACAGGAGAATACATGAACAATTAATGACCAGTGAGATTCCGTTCTTGCAGCAGGCACAAACCTATAAACTGAATTAAGATGGGACAGACTAAACAGAAAGCTCCGGCATTAAAGCCATTCGACTTCTGGAGAGACAATCTTCTTGCTGGATATTTTCAATTGACAGCAGAAGAATTGCAAACCAAATTTGTTGAATGGAAGCAGAAGCAGAAACCAGAATGGTACACTTACTATTATGGAGTTCGCGCAGTGCTATCCTTCTTAGGAGATAAGGACGGATTGAGCGCAACGCATGAGGCAGACCAGTTCGATGATATATATGCAGTATTAAAACCATGTTTTTAAAAAGAATGTAGAAGATGTCCAAGAAAGAATTAATCAGGAGGGCTAACAAGGTGATGCGGACTGTGAATGTGTCAAAGGTGATAGCAGACCACGTTGTAGGTAAGAAGCACAGCATGAAGCACAGGAAGCGGATAGGTGTGAGCGTGATGGTAATTGGAGTTTCTATTGCTCATTTTGCAGCGAATGGCAATATTGTCACTTCGATTGTTGGTGACTTGATTGGATATGCAATTCATGGAATTGGTTTAATACCTTTTGTCGAATCAGAAGAAATAGAATGTGACCCGAAAACTAAAATATGCACTAAGAAAAAACCAAAGGATAAAAAATAAGGTTAAGCAGAGTACCTATAAACGAAGCGCAAAATTGTAAATCTAATAACGATATGTTTACAAACTTTCAAGTGAGGTCTGATGAGGTTGAACAAATCTCAACAGAGAATGCAATGTATTTGCAAAAGGGTGATGTGGTGCTGGTAAGGTCAGCTAACGTTCCGAATTATGGAGACCATTTCATAGTAGTAACAGGTAAGCCGATTCAGAAGCAATGGGGTATGCGTCCGCAGACCATAGAGTTCTTCACGGAGACGGCAAAGGAAGTGCTGGATAACTTCTTGCCGTATAATGGAGTTGTGGCTTTGAAGTTGAAGCCGTCCATTAAAGAGGCATTCCATAAGCTGCATGGAATGTGCAGCAGAAGGGAGGAGATGAAATGAATCCACAATCACATTTGATAGTAGATGTGTTCGAACGGTTCATGATGTCGAAGACACCGATAGACCAGTTCGAGCAGCAAGGCAGAAGCCTTCTTATGGAAAGAGTAGATGGGTTTGTTCAACAGAATAAACCCGTTCCGTTTTATATGCTTGGCTTCCCGTTCAAGAGCAGCAATAAAAGAGATAAAGTGCTTGGAGACTTGCCAGACATGGCAGAGCAGAAGACGCTGGAAAACTTTGCAAGGTTTGACGGAGAAATTAAAAAGGTATATTCAAACGGAGTTAAGATAAGCATGGTGAGTGATGGCTATGTATTCAATGACTTACTTGGAATAGAAGACAGGACGGTGGAAGATTATAAGAAGACTTCAATGGAACTTGGACAGGATGCAAAAGCTCCAGTACAGTTCTTAGACCTGCGAGACTTTTATACAAGAGATATTCCAGAAGCCAGAAACAAAGTGATGGAGCAGTTCGGGATAACATCAGAAAAGCTGGAGTATGAAATTCTTTTCAATCCAGATGTCAACTACTTATATAGAGGCATGAATATTTTTATGATTGAAGAGCTTGCAGTAAGAACGTTCCCGTCAAGGCATCAGTTGAAAGCAGCAGCAAAGAAGATGGTGCGAGAGATGATGTTGAGAAATGAAGCGTATTCAAATCTTGCTCGAAGAGAGTTCGGAGACCAGATTAGATTGTCAATGCATCCGTCAGTGAACAACGGACAGAAGTATTCCTTCAAGCTGATTGAAGGAAATGCGAAGTATAGTGCATGGCATTCAGCAATCCTTTTCAAAGGAGCAGAAATGGAAACGATTCATAGGATAGATGCGGAGCAGGCAGGTTATGAATTGGTTTACGAAAATGGAAGACCTTATTATTTCAAATCAAATTAAAAAAGATACTATGAAAAAATTAATCGGAACGGTAACGATAGGTTACAATAATGATGGCAAGCCGAATCTTGCAGTGTATAGAGCGGAGAAATATCAGGTAGGCATGGGTGAGCTTGACAAGCTAAAAGAAATGACAGCAGCAAACAATCCAAAGGATGCACAGGCGGTCTGTCATATTGCCCAGACGGTTCTTGCAGGCTATTTCAACAAGGTATCAGAGCTTGAGCTTGCGGACAGGGAGAAGTATGAGATTGTGCCAGAGATTAAAACGTGTGAGAAATATCCAGACGGCAAAGTGCAGGTCTGTGTAATTGATTTCTACTTTCAGGAGGTGAAGGTGAATGGCTGATTAAAATAAATTGAGTGATGCCATGTGCAGAATCTATGCTGACGAAAAGTTTAGTTCGAATAAGAGTGCGTCAGCATAGACACATGGTTTGTTAGTAGTTGAATTTAAAAATCAAAAAGTAAAATGGAAAAGAAAATTGTAGTTGCATTAAGTGAGGAACAGCTAAAAACAATTAGCGGCTCTTTGAACATGATTAATGATGCAAATAAGAATGCAACAAAAAAAGGAAAGAAAGAAGTGGAAAGACTTGAGCATATCCAGAAGAGCATGGAGAGCGGAAACGGAATGGCTATTCATGTAACGATTGGAGGAGGCAAAGAAAAGCCAGAAGTAAATTCAGACCAGTCAGCGATACTTGAAGAAGTGAAGCAGGAGAAAGTGAAAGCAGATGCTACGCTTGCAGCCTATGAACTGATAGATGGCAAGATTGAAGATGTTGTTCTGACTTTAATCACAGCAGCCAGAGAGGTCGGAGCGAAGTATGACATTCACAATAAAATTGTGGACTTGATACCAGAAGACTAAGAGTAAACAATTAACAGTACTAACTTTATAAATAAAAAAATCAAATGATAAAAATAGAATTGACAGCAGCAGAGTTCTTGCTTTTGAGCAAGGCGTTAAATTTGGTAGCCAATAATTCAAATGTGATTATTGATACTATGGAAGAATCAGCACACAAAGCGAAGGCAGAACTAAAAGCTGCCAAGAGTATGAAAGATGCTGCGCTTGGATTAGCGGAGGAATTGAAGCTGGGACACCATGCGAAATCTAAACGTTTCGATGAAGAGACCAGCAATCAATTCACGAAATGGGAGAGTAAGATTGCAGAGCTTGAAGAGATAGGTGCGATGATGAAAAGAGTTGCGCCAGAAATCGAGAGCTTAAAGATGAACCTGAAAGCGCAAGCAAGGAATCTGAAAGCAGAGTATTCAGACTTGGATATTCTGGACAGAGAAAGCGATAATTAATTTAAACAAAAAAAATAGATATGCCACAGCAATTTGTAGAGGCTCACGTAATGCATTCACTTGCTCCTAACAAGTATAGGATTCCGACAAAGGAAGACTTGTATAAATTAAAAGTAGGAGACAGTGTGAAGGTTTGTGTAGAGAATGAATGCTTCTGGGTTGAGATAACAGAGTTGTCAAAGAAGCTGGTGACAGGCAGAGTTGATAATGACATGGTGTTCACCGATGAGCATGGATTGAAATACAATGACACGGTGAACTTTGCGAAGAAGCATATAATAGAAGTTGAACAATTAAATAAATAAACGGAATGAAAAAAGTAAGTAAAAGCAAAATGAAAATACCTTTTAAGTCTAAACTTAAAGGGATAAGAAGTATTGTAAAACGCAACGCAGTATTCAAAGCAATGGGAGACCAGAACAAAAGAAAGGAGATTGCTTATGATGCGCTGATGTTGATTGTTGATGATAAGATAGAATATACATCAAGTGGGTACTGGGACAGAGGGCTAAGTAATATTGCACACTGGGCATACAATGCAAGAGACCTTCAAAAGAAACTTCTTAAACTTGAAGAGACTTGTGATGTTTGTCAGAGGGGTCTGTTTATGCTTTCCACAATCAGATGTGGAAATACTGTTGACGGTTCTGAGTCGAGCTTAGAAAAAGGAAGCCCAGAAACAATACAGGGATTTACAATGGATGAATTTAAAAAAGCAGAGCAGGTTTATGAGGGATGGACTGATACATCAAGACGACATCCATATACATCAGGAACAAACGAACGCAAAGCCAACATCTGCTGCAATGTGATTAAGAATGGAAAGTTTTTATCAAGTGATATTACTGACTATCTGAAAAAATGGAATATCAAAATTCCAAGCGCATAGCCGAAAGCGTATAACGTAGGCAATAATCAAAACAATGTTATGAAAAGAAAGATGACAATTAAAGAGCTTGTCGAAGCTCTCAAATCGCAACAGCTAAGAAAGAAAGACTTGGTTGTGCCAAACGATTATCTATTCATGGAGAATGGAAAGATGAAAATTAAAAACGTTGCCAACAGTAATGAGCTTTCAGAGCTATTGTTGAATACGGGAATCAGCACAATGTCTAATGTGTCAGGGCATCCAGAAATGGTTCGCACTTTATCATTAGATATTCTTGGTATTGCACATTCGCAGATTGCATCGAAGTTGCAGATACCAAAGTTGTATTATGAAAAGCTGATGCAGGAAAAGAATATTCCTTTGCTTGACCAGAACGTGAATCATTGGTTGAGACAGCAGGAACAGAACTACCTGCTACGCACGTTCATTGACAAAGAAGAAGAGACAGGAATCATGAGGGCAATGCTGTCAGACCGATTCAAGGTGATTGACAACTTCGATGTTCTCATGGCTGCGCTTGAAGCAATACAGCAGAGCGGAGTTGAGGTGAACATTGTTGATGCGGATTTGACTGACAGTAAAATGTATGTCAGGTTTGAAGCACCAAGCATTGTAAAGGAGAGTAAGGAATTGTTGAGCCGATACAAAGTGCCGCTTGATGGAGGTGATGATGGTAATTCAGGAATTGCAGCAGGCTTTATTCTTACGAACAGTGAAGTAGGTTCAGGAACGTTTACAATCGCTCCGAGAATAATTGTGCTGGCTTGCAGAAATGGAATGACCATTACGAAAGACAGCTTTAAGAAAGTGCATCTTGGTGGAAAGCTGGAAGAGTATTCAGAGATAAGCTGGAGTGAAGAAACAAAGCAGAAGAATCTTGAGTTGATTGTAGCCCAGACGAAAGATGCGGTGAAGACTTACATCAGTCCTGAATATCTTGGAAGAGTTGTATCGCATCTGGAAGAGAATGGTACGAAGAAGCTGGAGCATCCGATGGATGCGATTAAGAATGTGAGCCGTGAGTTTGCTTTCAGTGAAGAGAAGGAGAAGCGAATACTTGACTACTTTATTTCAGGAGCAGACAGCACACCATTCGGAATTGCACAGGCGGTAACGTTCTATGCACATAAGGATGCGAATGCAGATGAGCAGTATGAGCTTGAGAAGGTATCAGTAGCAATCATTGAGAATGCTAAGACGTTCGATAAGCCAATGGTTGAGAGAAGAAAGAAGACTGATTCGAAAAGTTTTCTTTTGAACTAAGCATTAAAAATCGTTATTAGATTGACGCAGGTGGAGCGAAAGTTCTGCCTGCGTTTTTATATTTGCAGGATGAAAAAATATTTCGTTGTAAAGAAACATGAAGAAGGTGGCTGGCTGGGAGGAGTAGAGAAGGAAGCTCCGGCAGGATTCGAGCCATTAGGAGGCATGGGAGTAGCGCATGATTGTCTTGAACATTTTGCAGGAGACGAAGGAACGATAGATGATGAGTTCGAAGCACTTGGATGCGCGTTGTGGATTAGGGGGGTGGCTGGGCATTTCAGCAGCAGCAAGTACAGTGCAGAGTACAATGTGGCAAGCGATATGCCTAAGTTATATTCGTTGTGGCATTCAGGAGAAGTGATGATGAGACCAGCGAAGAGTACACGGTTACACATGGATGATATAGTTGTAGAGACTGCTTATCAAACAAGGAAAGCATTGAGAGCGGAGCATGGAGTTGATGTTGACTATGCTGCATTGAATCGGTTCTGTGAAGCAGCAAGCTACTGGCTGCAAATAGGATTCAATAAAGGCAAGAAAAAATATCCGAATAATGGAAAGGCATGTTGCATATTTATGGACATAGAAAAAAAGGTAGATGGATTTTTGAAGTACGCAGAAGAAGGTGATGAAATTCATATTCGATTTAAGAAAACTGAATTGTCAGCACAGGTGAATCACATAAGCTACTACGAACTTTTACCAGAAGATTATGCGTACTGATGTCTTCCAGCAAAAAATGGAAAGGCTATCAACGCAATACATGTACTGGTATGAACAGCTTGAAGAGGTTGAAGAAGAAGGAAAGCAGAGAAAAGGAAAGCAGAGGATAATCGGCAACATGAATCGAATATCAAAACAGATGCAGAAACTTGATGCGCAATATACAAGAGAGTTGATATTCAGTGACACGGTTAAAGATTATAAGCGAAGGAAAGAAATCGAGAAACTGAAAAATACAGGATTCATAAAATGAATGAAGTAAAAACGTTTGAAGAAAAGGCAAGAGAAATACAGCGTCAGATAATGGAGGAGGATGAGCCAGATGCGATGTATGATATTTTGATTGACCTTCAATTTGAAGTTTCGGCTTTACACAAAAGGATGAATGGAGCAGAGACGGTGACGGAGCAATCGGATATGAAAGGTCAGTTGAGCATCTTGTATTCATTGATTGAAGTCTGCCAAAACAGAATGAATGACATTCGAGATATTAATGGAAGGATGAATCATAATTTCAGAATGGCAGCAAAGGACGTTCTGGATAAGGAGACGTATCGAAAGATTTGGAATGAAGCCAGAAAACCCAGACAGAAGAAGGTGGAGGATGAGAATGGGGATTGAGTTGAGGGAGGGCATTTGTAGCAACCCAGAATGTCCCAGACGAACGAAGTTCATAGGGAACAGGAGTAAGATGCTTTGCCTTGACTGTAATGCAGCAAGGCTTAAAATGGGTAAGGAGTTACGAGCGGATAAGAAGCCATTACAGGAGGGCTGGCAGAAGCCGTCCCAGAAGCCCAGCAGAAAGGAGAAGCCAGCGTATAGGCCAAAGGAACGCAAGGCAACAGGAGAATGGGCGGTATTCATGGAGATATGGAAGGAGAGGGGTGGAAAAAGCGAAATAAGCGGAGACAGGATATACCAGCCCAGACCCATAAACTTCATGCACGTTCTTGGCAAAGGAGCATACCCAAGATTCAGGTTAAGAAAAGATAACATCGTTATAGGAACTGGCGATGAGCATTACAGTTATGACTTCGGTGATGTGACAAAGCTCCGGCAAGATAAACGCTGGAGCTTTGTGTTTGAGAAGTTCGAGAAATTGAAACAGGAGTATTATCAATCAAAATGAAAATAACAACAGTAGGACAGGCAGCAGCGTTGTCCAAAGCAAAAGAGAAAGCACTTGCAGCAAATAAGTGCATGGTGGAAATCAAAACTATTCTTGCAGGAGCAGGCATAGAAGACTATAATGTCAACACGGCATGGTTCAGTGCGAATGTTTAGACGCTGGCGGTGTGCAGTGCGTTGATGAATATGCCAATGCCATTGGAAGTTGCATTAGAAATGGAGGAGCATAAGAAATGAGAAACTTATCAATGCAGAGAAAACTGGATAGGGGTGAAGCGATTGACGTGGCTAAGATGGAGCAGACAGCAGAAGGATTCTATGTTCTGCCAAGCGGAGTTGTTGAAGGCATGGATTACTGTGATAGTGAAAAGGAACACTGGGTATGGAGCATTGGCAGAAACTTGGAGACAGGACAGGTTGTAGCTTCATTGACGAATGAGTTGTATCTTAATAATAAATTTGAATGTGTATGGTTACGATAAAAAGATTTCAGGCTAATTATTACTTAGCAATAGCATCAATGTATAAGATGCATGACTTTGAGATGCTGGGAGGTCATACGGTTAGCTTCTGGAAAGGACAGAAGAAGTTCTATTCTCAAAATAAAAGTCAGATTGCAGCAGACAGGATGGCGCGGAGCTTCGGAGATTTTATAAGCAAGGGTTGCCAGCCTGCTCCGAGCGGATTTTTTTATGCAGGAAAGTTTCATTCTGTGATGGCTTTGCTGGAAATATTTAAAAAAGAAAATGGTTATGGTTGAAGAAGAATTATTCCAGTCAGAAGAGAAGCCAGCAGGAGAGAGCAAGGTTGATAAGAAGAGAATATCGCATCAGTTCGAGTATGTGAAAAAACTACTTGAAGAAAACCCAGCATATCGGGACAATGATGAACAACTGGTAGTGAGAGTTTGGAAGGAAGAGATAGAGAAGAAGGGTGCAGGGTTTAAATACAAAAGCATCCTATACTTCTTCCGCATGTATGAACAGTATTGGCTGACACCAGCCGATAGTATTACCAGAGCCAGACGAAAGGTGCAGCAGAAGTTTCCAGAGCTTGAAGGAAAGAAACAGAAGGAGCGAAGAGTGGAGGCGACCAAAGAAGTGAAAGGTGATTTGAAATCAATAAAATAAATAAGCATGAAAAAATTTGATATAGAAGAAATGTATAAGGACTATTTGAAGCTGTCCAAGCTGGATGAAAACAAAATGTCTGAACATGAAAGAAGGGAGCGTAGGCATACGTTCTATGGAGCGATAGGTCAGTTCATTGTAGCCATGCTTCACTATCCAAAGGAAGCAGCAGATGATGATTTTGCAAAAGCGATGGACAGTGCGCTTGCACAGGTGACAGAGCATTTCAAAGATTCGATTATGAGCTTTCAAGTGAAGCAGCCGAATGTGAATTATCCATATCCGATTTATTATAAAGAAGGAGAAAAACCAAACTAACAATGCCAGAGATACTAACAAGAGAAATGCTGGAGGCTATGACAGCAGGAGCGATTATAGCGAAAGGTGAAACGGTCAATTCCCCAGACGGAGTTTATATGACTGACCAAAACATAGGTGCGCCATTAAAGTTCGTAGCGAAGCGTGGAGGCTTTCGTGACTGGGCTATATATGTTGACTGGGCATACAAGAGTGATGAGGACGTTCTTAAAATGGGTCAAAAGGTTTTCGGAAATGAGCATATCAAAAAACTTGTACCGTGTGATGAAGAAGCACTTAAAATGTATCGTAAATGAGAACAGTAAGCACTATTAACGGAGACTTCGACTTGGAAAGATTCAAGGTATTGAATCGTGGTTGGAAGAAGGCAGTGAAGGAAAGTAAAAAAGAATTTAACTTTGAAGGCAAAATGATGCTGACAGGTTATGCGAAGTGGCTTGTAGAATATTTAAAACCAACATTCGGAGGAATAAAATAATGTTTAAAATAATAGAGCATAATAGAGTAAGGACAGGAGACTTTGCAAGCACTGCAAGCGAAGGACGCAATGGATTGTTCGCATTCAATCTCCGAGAGATAAGCACCTGCGGATAACATGCATTGTGTCGGACGGAGCAGCGATGCCAGAAGGAAAGAAATGGGAGCATGTGAGTGTAAGCGTTCGCAGCAGAAAGAATGGACAAACATTCAGGTGTCCAACATGGGAAGAGATGTGCTGGATGAAAGACTTGTTCTGGGATGAGACAGATGCTGTAGTGCAGTTCCATCCGGCAAAAGAAGATTATGTGAACTGCCATCCGCATGTGTTACATTTATGGAGAAGCGTTGAGCAGGTATTTCCTAAGCCAGATAAAATAATGGTATGAGAACAGCAGAAGGAGTACGAAGTCTAATTGAAAAAATTTATAAAGACTGTGAGCCAGCAGAGATGCCATCTGATTCAGAGCTAAAGAAAGCCAGACTGCAATTATCGTTTCTGAAAACAGTTGTTCTTTATCTTGAGACGAATCCAAATGAAGATTTTATAAAGCAGGAGAATGAAGAGATAGATAGAATCTTAGTTGTGATTAATAATGGATATGAGACATGGAGCAAAAATACTCCGACAGGTTCAGTTCTTGAATCGCAGAAGAGGGCTATCTATAATAAGGAACGCGATTATGCACGATGGGTGCAACAAAAAAAGATACTTGAATTTATACTTGAGTAATTATGCCAAATCCAAGAGACAGTAGAAATGACCTGAACAGTTCACACTTTGGACGATGCCCAGTATCAGGAAAGGTTAAGTGGGCTGACAAGAAGACAGCTAAGACGCAAGTGCGGAGGTTAATATCGAGCGGAAAAGCGAAGACAGATGTGACGCATTATCATTGTGACCATTGTGGATTTTATCATGTTGGAACTAAGACGGTATATGGAAAGACTGCATCCAGAGAAGCGCACAGGAGCATCAAGCAGGACACAGTAAACACATTCGGAAAAGGAAAGCAGGTTGAATTTGTAGGAGTGTTCTACAAGCCGAATCGTTTCCCGACTACGCACAGGTATTATGGAAGAGACTATCAAAGTACAGTTGTGTTCAAGAGTGATATACTTAATTGTGGATTCCATTTAACACCAAGAGAAGCAGCGATAGCAAGAGACAAAAGAATACTTGAAATAGGATTAGATGTGCCATTACAAATTTTAAAAAAGAAATGAAATTAAAAATATCAGAAGGCGTTATAGGAGAAGACTTGTATGTTGCTTTTGGGATAAGTCAAGAAAGAAATGAGCAGCTATTGGATGGCGTTCAGGCAGTGGTTGATAAAGGTTTTGAAGCAGCAAGAAATGGTAAGCCGTATAGTATTTGCATGGCTCTTTCAGAGATAGGTGATTATTGTGAAACAGATGAAGAATTGGCTTATGCTATGTTCACTTTTTCTGGTAATATACATCGGCTGTTTGATTTGAATACGCCAGACGTTTCTCATCCTCGAAAAGAAATATGAAGCAGCCATACTTCTCAATAATAATCCCAAGCTATCTCGGAGCTTATGCAGGAGCAGCAGAGAATAGAGAAGAGAAGCTGCGAAGAGCGGTACGTTCCATTCTTGGTCAGACATTGAAAGCTAATTCAGATGAAGACTTTGAAATAATTTTTGTTTCAGATGGATGCGACAGGAGCTATGAAATAATGGAGCAAACGTATGGAGAGCTTGCTTATGTTTATCAAATCCCAAAGCAGACGAAGTGGAGCGGAGCAGTAAGAAACTTCGGCATAGAGCAGGCAACAGGAAAGTACATAGTGTATCTTGATACGGATGATAAGTTCGGAGAAAATCACTTGCTGAATATTTACAGGGAGTTAAAACTTGCAGCAGAGCCAGAATGGGTGTTCTTCAATGACTATGTTCACAATAAGAAGACGGGCTTTGTTGAACGGGTGTGTCACATGAACAGGCAGCATCAGTGTGGAACATCCAATATCGCGCATAAGGCACAGCTAAAGGTGCGATGGGGTGACGGATATTTGCATGACTTCTTTTTCATAAAAAAACTTCATCGGTATTCTTATAAAATAATAAAGGGAGCAGAATATTATGTGTGTCACATTCCAAATAAATATGATATATAATGCCGATAGACTATAACAGATACCCTGCTAATTGGAAGACAGAGATACGACCAGCAGTTCTCAAGAGAGCAAAGAACAGGTGTGAAGCAGAAGGATGCGTATTTAAGAATGCAGAAATTGTGTGGAGCGTTAAGAAGTACAAAGCGGAGACGGTGTGGGTGCAGACACTTGAGGAGGCAATTGATGTTGCAGATAAGAGCGGATGGAAATTAGATAACTATTTGAAGGCTGGAATAATAAGAACAGTTAAAGTTGTTATTACAATTGCACATCTTGACCATGATGAAACTAATAATGATGTAACACTTGACAGACTGGCAGCGATGTGTCAGTTGCATCACCTAAGATATGATGCAAAAGAAAAGTATAGAAGGATAATGAATAAATCAAAATCAAATGTTTAACGACCCAGATTCAAAACCATTACAGAAAGAAGTGAAATGTCCAGAGTGCGGATATAAAATGGGCAGAGTAGGATTACCAGAGAAAGGTAGAGTAGTTCCAAAGCCAAAGAAAGATGATATATGTCTTTGTTTTAATTGTGCAGCCATGCTTCGATTCAATGCAGATGAAGAGACAGTTCATACGGTGACAAAAGAAGAGTTGGCATCTTTGGATTCAGATACATTGTATTATGTACTTCATGAGCAGGCAACATTAAAAGCGTTTGCAATGAAAAGGAAAATAGACTTGGCAGCGAAACAGAAAGCAGAGCTGAACTGACATGGGAGAAATAGCAGACGATATAATTGATGGCTTCTACTGCCAGATTTGCGGAGAAGTGATAGACGGAGAAGAGAGTGGTTATCCACGTTCTTGTGCTGGATGCGGTGGTGGTGATTGCGTTGACTTTGATTTTTCAGAATCCGATTCAGCATATTGGAGAGACGTTGAAAAGCATTTCGATTTCGTGAAGAAGCTAAGGCTTTTGAAGCAGATAAAAGAAAGACGGAGAAGAAGTAATACTTTCGCTTCCAGAATTTGATATAATGGGAAAGCATGTTAATATTATTTGCGCTAACAATGGAGTAGGGCTTAGTCAGGACAGAGAAATACTGAAAGCAATACTGACTGCGAACGGGCATCAGGTTTCGTTGAATGAAGGGATGCATCCAAAGGATATGCGCAAGCGATATGACCTGAATATCTTCTGTGAGCAACTGCATCCGCAATGGATAGGGCTTGCAAAAAAGAATATCATGATACCAAACCCAGAATGGTTCTTTGAGGGATGGATAAAATATCTGTATCGGTTCGATAAGATTTTCTGCAAGACGAAAGACTGTGAAAGGATATTCATTGACTATGCGGACATGGAGCAACTTGTATATACTTCATTCACATCGCAAGACAGGTACTTGAAAGGAATTAAGAAGCAGAGAGTATTCAGTCACTTTGCAGGGAAGAGCAATCACAAAGGAACAGGAGCGATAGTTGCAGCCAGTAAGTGCAGAAAACTTCCGTTACTTAATTTGTATCTGACACCGAATGAAGGACAGCAGAAATATTATGTGAACAATACAGATGTGATTCTGCATACACAGAGAATCCCAGATGATAAATTCAGGCAGTTGCAGAATAGCAGCATGTTTCATCTGTGTCCCAGCGAATACGAAGGATGGGGACACTACATAAACGAAGCGAAGAGTATAGGAGCTATCATCATAACAACGAATGCAGCACCGATGAATGAGCTTGTGACGAGCAGCTTTGGATTCGGAGCAGCCTATGACACTGTAACGAAACATCATTTAGCTCCGACATATAAAGCAAATCCTGAATCTATTGCAGAGTGTATATTGCTTGCAGCAGAGATGAGTGACAGCGTAGCTAAGAAACTAAGCAGGAAGTCAAGAGAAGACTACCTGAACAACGATAAGCAGTTCAAAGAAGTATTTATTAATCAAGTAAACCTTTTATTAAATTAATCTATAATGAAAAATGTATTTGTTATTTTATTGCTTGCAATTCTGGTATCAGGTTGCAGAAAAGATTGTGAGACAAAGCCAGAAGGTGCGGACACACACTTCTCAAAACAAGATTGGCTTGGCGAATGGGACTACACACTGTATGGAGATACGAATTATAAATTTCCGATTCACATTGGAGATTCGCATGTTGAAGGTTCTGTATTTATTTATTACCCGTTCACTTTAGGAATCTGCTACTTCATCGCAGAGAACGATGAGACATGGGACAATCTGACAATGCCAAGACAGATATTGTTAGGAAGCAATGCGCCAGATAACGGAATTGCATTGAGTGGAAGCCTTTGGTTGAGCAGCGATAAGGACACACTGTATATGGTGATACGGCAAGAGCAATGGTCTCAAGATTGTACGCAATGCATAACGACAACTTACTTATCGGACGGAGTTCATGGTGATACTTTAATCGCTGTACGATGAATAATACAAGAGTAAATGAACTTTGGTATTTCATTAATGAGCATCAGGATGAATCTGATTGTGCGCAGCAGATGAGTAAGTTATTTTCAATACCATTGAAGACTGCGAATGATTTAGTGCTTGATTGGGCTATGAATGCGAAAACTAAATTCGCGGAGCGATTGCAGAAATTCGAATGAAGTGGACAGAGGCAAACAGGCAGATTATAAGAGACTGCATGGGAAGGCTGACAGCAGGACAGATAGCAATGAAGATGGGACTAAGGGTTCAGCAGATAGAAGGACAAATAATGTTATTAAAAAAGCAGAATAAAAATGGTGGAAGAGTTTAAGTTTAATTATGATGAGCAGCCAGTCATTCTAAAGGTGAATGACTATCATCAGGCAAATGAAATCAGGAAGGAAGGAACATTCTACGAACATTGGATGCTTGACTTTATTAAGAATAATTTTTCAGGAGGTACATTCGTTGATGTTGGAGCGAACACAGGAAACCATACTGTGTTCTTTGCTAAGTTTTGCGATTGTAGAGTTATGGCGATAGAGCCAGTGCAGGAGAGCTATGAACTACTTGAAGAAAATCTATTGCTGAATGGATTAATCAATGACGGAGTTTTCACTTTTCAAGTTGCGGTAAGTGATAAGCAAGGGGCTGGCAATATGCAGATACCAGACCCAGACAAACAATCAATCGGAGGTGCAAAGCTCTTGGAAATTACAGGCGGTAGAGTTCAGGTCAATCCTCTTGATGATATTCTTGATGGTGTAAAAAAAGTGACGCTGATTAAGATTGACGTAGAGGGGCATGAACTGAAAGCGTTGTTCGGAGCAAGGCAAACGATAAGAAAGCATAAGCCAGAGCTATTCATTGAGACTTTTGAAGAATGGACACTGGAGCTTATTGAAGAGCTTCTGAAAACAGAAGGGTATGAATTGAAGGAGCGTTATTGTCATGCGCCAGTATATCATTTCAGCACTAACAAAAAAATCCCAGTAACATACAAATGAATATCTGGCATGGATGCTTCGATAATAATAATTTCGGAGACCACGTAGGGAACTATGTGATTGAAAAGCTAACAGGAGAGAAGCCTAAGTTTGCGCATGACAGCAGGAAGGTTGACGAAGTGCATGTTTACTCCGGCAGTGTTCTGCAAGAGAGTAAGAGAAACTGGGTGATGTATGGCTGCGGATTCGGAGAAGACGACCAGCAGATACATGAAGCTCCTAAACAGATTGTGTCGGTCAGAGGTAAGTTGTCAAGAGAGATGCTATTGAAGCAGGGTATAGAATGTCCAGAAATATATTTCGACATCTGCGAGTACTTGCCTTCTATTTATTATCCGAAGATTAAAAAGAAATATGCATTCGGATATATACCTCACTACAATGATTCTTCTATGGTGCTGCTTGCTGATAAAGAGAATGATATTATGATTGACATTTGTGGACAGCCAGAAGAAATTATAACGCAAGCGTTGTCGTGCAATAGGATAGTGAGTAGTTCTTTGCATGGATTAATATTGGCAGACGTTTATAGCATTCCGAGAGACTGGAAAAGATTCGATGGAGTAAGTGATTTTAAGTTTTACGATTATTTTTCTAAATTCAAATGATAAAATACATAGTGACAATTAACTACTTCGATGAAAAAAGAGATGTCATACTTTCTGATACGTTCTTTGTTAATGCGAAGGACGATGATGAGGCTGACAGAGAAGCAAGAAGGATATTCAATCAGGCAAACGAAACAAGACCAGATATTATAAAGGTTCATGCACATGAATTTGTAACTGAACTTGAAAGGAGACTTGAATCTTTATGAAAGATGTTTGTCTAATACCAGCACATACAAGACCAGAGTTCTTATTCTTGAATCTTGATAGGATAAGAAAAGCGGAGCGGAGCAGAGAGCTTCTGTATATCTTCAAACTTGATGCAGGATTCAGCAGAGATTGCATTGATATAATAAAGCAGTTCACAATGGATGGCTTTGTGAATTTAATTTATCAGCAGGAGCGCACAGGATATGGACGGGCGAAGCAGAGCTACAATCTATTGACTGGCTACCAGAGAGCGGTGGAGACTGCGAGAGATAAAGTATTCATGATTGAAGAAGATATAATGATAGCAACTGACTTCTTCACATGGCACTACAAGGTTCATGAAGCAGAAAACAATAATCTTTTCTGCTCGATTGCAACAGCAAATAATAACAGAGACGTTCCAGTGACGGACAGGATGGATAGTTATTATTTGACACACGGAGATTATCAATCACTTGGCGTTTGCTTCAATAAGAAAGTTCTGATTGAGGAAGTGTTGCCATTGGCAGTTGCAGCGTACTATACAAATTCACAAGTGTTCTGCCAGAAGGAGTTCCCGAATAGTAAAATAGGAAGAGCTTATACGGAGCAGGATGGCTTGATTCGAAGGGTTCAAGAACATCAGGATAAGCTAATTGCATTTCCGCATGTAGCAAGAGCGTACCATTCTGGATTCATCGGTTACAACAGGCAGAAGAACTTCAATATGGAGCTTGTTCAAAAGATTGAATATATTCGCAGCATAATATTCAGCGACCAAAGGATGCGCGAAGTGAATTTTAAGAACCCAGACTTCTATAAAGACAGCAAACCAATAAATCTGGATAACCCTAATCTGGATTATGACTTAGTTTTTAATCAACCAGAAATAAAATTCTAATGCAAACAAAATTTATTGATGTAGCTAAAGGTTACGGACGCATAATAGGATGGGTAACATTTGCAATGCTATTGATTGCAGGACTTGCGCCATTCGCAGCACTGTTATGGTGGTGGTTGAAATTAGTTTTCAGATTAATAGCAGAATAAGAAATCGGTGAAGCCGTGTACTAAATTCCATAAGAGAGATAGCGTTGAGAAATTGATGTTCGGATTCGTCTATGGAATTATTACAAACTTACCATCAGTAACAAAGCAGCAAGCAATAAAAAACTTTCTTAGACAATTCCATATCGAGCATGAAAGTGTTCGTTCGCTTGAAACCACTTTCGATAGGATGAGGAAGGAGTTGTTCGAAGAGCAAAGAAGCAATGAAACAGAAGGCAGAGAAGAAAAAAAAGATTGAGTGGCGTACAGTTCAAGTTCGTATCGGAGACCTGAAAGAAGCAGCGTACAATCCAAGAAGACTATCAGCGATGAAGGCAGAGCTTCTGGAAAATTCAATAAAAGAATTTGGCTTCGTTGAAATCCCAGTAGTAAATAAAGATTTTACAATTATTGCTGGACACCAGAGAATCACAGTAGAAAGGAAGCTACACGGTGATGATGTTTGGATTGATTGTAGAGTTCCTAATAGGCAGCTTACTCCAAAAGAAGAGAAGGAGTATAACATACGGAGCAATAAGAATAAGGGAGACTTTGATATGACGCTGATGAGTGAGTTTATAGGAGCGGATGCATTGCAAGAGTTTGGATTCAAACCGATGGAGGCTGACGGAGCAGGAGAAGGATATGAGCCAGCAGATGATATGAGCCTGAAAGAACATTTCATGCAAAATTCAATTAAGCAGATTGTATTTAATTTCGAAGGTGAAGCATTCGATAGTGCGATGAGGAGAATGATTGAAGTAGGAAAGAAAGAAGGTTGTGAAAATATGAGTGAGGTACTTGATAAACTGATTGCGTTCTATGAAGAAACTAATTTGGCTGACTGAAAAGCGAAAGCCGAATCAGTTGATAGAGATGAAAGGTAATCCTCGCAAGAGCAGCGATGAACAGAAAAAGAATCTACGTGCATCATTGATTAAATTCGGACTGGCAGAGATACCAGTGATTGATATTGACAATACAATCATTGCTGGGCATGACAGGATTAGAGATTTGAAGCAGCGTAGTAAAGGAGCTACGCTGATTGACGTAAGAGTGCCTAACAGGGCTTTGACAGAAGACGAAAGAAAGCGTTACAATGTGTTGAGTAATGTTGATTATGGCATCTGGGATGATGAGAAACTGAATAAATATTTCGGACAGAAGGACTTGTTAAGCTGGGGATTCCATGATAATGAATTTGTGGATACGACAGTTCACACGGATAAGAACTTAATCACTACGCAGCTTGAAACATATATCGAAGGAAACAGGAAGCAGATTGTTATGTACTACGACTTGGAGAGGTACAACTTTGTGATGGAGAGAATATTCGACATAATGAAGAGAGAGAAGGTGAGCAATGCAACAGAAGTGTTATTGAGTTTATTGTCATATTATGAAACGAATCGAACTAAGAAGAAAGCCAATAGAGGATAAGCTGTTTCTGAAACGGAGTGCGATGCCTTCTGATTGTGAAAGCCTGATTGACTTTGACTGTCTGATAACAGACGAAGGAAAGCCAGTGATACTTTATAAGAGACTGGATGAAGACCTAAGAGATTTATTATGGGCAGTGCAGCATGTGAAGTTTAATACAGGCAAGCGAACGCTGGGGTTGCAAAGTACGAGTACGATATTCGGGTATAGTCCGAAGCTAACGGTTCGCAGAGACTATTGCACAGCTACAAGCATGAGCAGAGAGTTTCCGAAACCTCATTCTATAATTTGCAGGCAAGCAGAGCTTGTAAGTAAGTATTATAAAAAATACTTTCCAGACACTTATGTAGCACATGAGCAGGTAGTAACAGAAAAGGTGCTGCCAGCTTGGAGGATTCCTAATTCAGTGTTTACGTCCGGCATTGTAAATAAGAACAGTGTGCTGAAATATCATCATGATGCAGGTAACTTCAAAGGAGTAATGAGCAATATGATTGTGATGAAGCATGATGTTGAAGGAGGCAATCTTGCAGTTCCAGAATACGGCATCACACTTGAGGTTGCCAACAATACGCTGGTGATTTTCGATGGGCAGTTAATCATGCATGGAGTGACACCGATAAAATACTTGAGTGAGCAGAGCTACCGATACAGCGTTGTGTATTATACGTTGCAGCAGATGTGGAAGTGTCTGCCAGTAGAGCAGGAGAAGCAAAGAATAAGAGAAGTAAAACTAACCAGAGAAAAAAAGAGATTGAAACATGCAGCAGATTGAAGAGACCGTACTGCCGATATTCATTGGTAGTAAGAACAGAATAAACTTTCCAATGAGCAAGCTCCTGATAGGAGCTTTTTTGTTTGTAGAGCCACAGGATTATGACCAGTACAAAATGATGTACGGCAAGCAGTATCAGATTGTGAGACTTGGAGCGGACAATATGGGGTTCGCTTATATGTTAAATTCAATGCTTGAGTTCGCACAGATTAAACAGTTCAGTGAGTATATGTTTGTTGATGATGATGTTCTTGGATGGAAGAGAAGAGACAACAGCAAATGCACGATAGAAGAAATTTATCAGAGTGCGAAGGAGCAGATGAATGAACACAACTATGGACAGGTGATGGTGAGTTTCGCTGGACATAATTGGATGCACAAAACAGGAGTTACAAAAGAAAACATCGGTGCATGGTGCATGGTATTAAACAATACATACCAATTGTCAAAAGCAGGAGGATATGATAAAGAATTAAAAATCTTCAATGACTGGGATATGTCTGCCAGATTGATTAAGGCAGGATTCAGAACTGCTTGCATATATGCTTATCAGTTTGCACATAAGATGAAAAGTAGAGACGGAGGTGCAGCAGAAATATACAAGCAGAATGAGAACATGGAAGTTGCAGCCGATTACCTTATAGCGAAGTACGGAGATAAGGCGGTGAGAAAAGTTGTTGAGCATGGACAAACAGAGGTGAGATTTAATTGGAAAAAATTATGAAAACATATACAGAAGTCAAGACGACAGAAGCGTTCCCAGCAGACAGAACGAAGCACTACTTTGCATTGCACAGATTAGAGACCAAGCCAGAAGGAACATTGCCGAATTATACTTGGAGTGAAGAAAGTCACGGTACGTTTTATTATAATGGTATTGGCTGGCAGTTGCAAATAAACGGAGCATGTAGCACTATAATGGAAAGCCAGCCGAATGAATCAGTGGTATGGCTGAAAGAGCAGGAGCAGGAAGAAGAGCCGAAACCAGTTATTGTTGGACACCTGAATCGAGAGTTCGGATATAATTATCATTTGCCGATACCGAAAGGTTCAGAGGTGTTTGAGTTCAATGACAGATATTATTTCATAATCACTCCAGAGAATGAAAAGCTGCCAAAGCAGGAGATGAGATTTTATAAAGAAACATTAAAACCATGCATAGATTTTATTGTAAATAATTAAAGCCAAAATAAAATGAAGCAATTAAGTTACACGATGCTTGTGAAGTACAAGGGAGACCCAGATACTAAAGCATGGAGTGAGACGAATACTGAATGGGTTGAAGACAGCGTGACTGCACAACAGGATGCAGAAAGGATATTGAAAAGATTTAATTCCTCACGAAGAGAAGCAGAAAAGGAAAGGCAGCTTGTGAAGGCATGGGAAGTTGCAGATGCAGACCAGCCATTAAAACATCAATGGGGTAAGCTATCTCTTGTTACAGAGAAGGGAGGCTTTGATAGAATGATGTGAAATATGCGGAGTAACAGGAAAGAGGTATTCGCTTGGAGGTAATGTCCAGATTGATGCGAAGTACAAAAAGAAATATGAACACATGTGTCCAGCTAAAAGAATAAACTAAATGGTTTATATTCTTCTCGCGGACATGGTAGCTAATAGAAAAAGTAACAATCAAATCTTAATATAAAAATGAAACCAGTAGAATTTAAAGACCAGAACATTGTGATGCATAAACCTGCAAACATGACTGATGCAGAGTGCGGAGCATTGCCCAGTAAGAAGAGCATGTATCTTGAAAAGTACCCACAGTTTGAAAGTGTGTGGGAACTGGAAGCAGGAGACGAAGAGAAGCTCCGGCAATCGAAACGGATAAGGCTGATGATAGTTGGAAGTGGTATGCCTCCAGTTGGATTGTCAGTAGAAGAGCCAGAAGAGAATCGTGATACAAGGCAGGCAACAGGAGTGGAGTTGATTGCAATGGAAAGACAGGAGCAGATAAGTAAGCATGGCTATCACTCTGCACATGACTGGGGGCATCATCATGGTGAGCTTCGATTAGTGGCTGCAATACTTGCGACAAATGGAACAAACTCAAAAGTTGTCTCTGACTATGGTGGAGATTTTCAATCTGGATTAAATGTTTGGGGACTTGAAAACAAGCTGACTGGAGACCAGAATAAAATTCATCGTCTTCAAGTAGCAGGAGCATTGATTGCAGCAGAGATAGACAGGTTGCAGGCGATAGAGAATGCAGCCAGTGAGCAGGTAGAAGTGTTCTACATAGGAGAGGATGAGTTCAGCAGGAAGTGCTATAAGGCGAAGGACGGACGGATATATGCAGATGTTGAAGGGGATGGCATTTTGTATTCAACGACCAGCGAAGGAGAGCCGATAGAGCCAGTGAACAATGTTAAAATAATAGGCTGATGGAAGTGATAAGATATTTTTGGCAGGGAGTAAGAATCATTTGGTATTCAATGTTCCCGACATGGATTATTCTTGAGAGAAAGTTCGTGAGTTACTTGGATGCAAGTAGAATGATTAATGAAAGTAGTGGCAAGCCAGCAGAAGATAAATGGGTTCTGGATACGGAGAAGGAGGATGGCAACAGTGAGTATGGAATGGTTTATTTGTGCAGGAAGAAAAGGAGGTTGCAGTGAAAGACAATCTTAAAGAGCCGTGCAAAGAATGTCCGTTCAGAAAGACTTCGCTCAAGGGATGGCTTGGTGGAGAGTTGACAGCAAAGCAGACACATGACATGGTGTTGGGTGAGGCAGACTTTGCTTGTCACAAGACACGGAGCAAACCGTTGGATAAGATGAGCCGATGCAAGGGTAGTCAGATATTTTTGCTGAATCATTGTAAGCTGCCAAAGTTTAATCAGCCGTTGGCTAAAGCATTGAAGCAGACAGAGAGAGAAGGACATAAGGAGAATGATTATTTAGGATTCGATTTCATAGAGCATCATGAAGGAGGTTATAAACGGAAACAAAAATGAGCAGCAGAGAGAGAATTGATAAAGGTGATTGCTTCAAATCGAATGGAGAATTATTCGAGAGACAATGGGGTAAGCTGGGAGCATTACTTGTGCATGGAATATGTAAGGGAGCAGGAGGAGAGATAAAGGATATTCCGTTCGTGCATTGTTGGATTGAATATCAGGGCATCGTGATTGATGAGAGCAATGGAAGAAAGGTTACAGCCAGAATAGAAGACTACTATCGCATCGGAAGGATAATGTACACAGAAAAGTACACACTCAAAGAAGCGGAGCGTAAGATGTTTGAGACAGGAATGTGGGGATGCTGGACAGAGAAGCTACACAGAGTTTGTGATGAGGCAGTGAGAGCGGTGATGAGAAGAAGGGCTTCGTTGAAGGCAAAAGAAAAAAAAGTAGCTTTGCCCTCAAATCAAATCAAAAATGAGGAAAGATACCCAGCCAAAAGGCAAAGCAAAGCAGAGACCAGAAAAAGTGTCTCCAGCCGACAAAAAACATCAGAAACAAGGAAAATCACAGGAACAGACACCAGCACAAACAGAGTCGTCCACAGCGAAGGAAACGGTCAGAAAAAGCTATCCTAATCGTGGCAATAAGAGCGTAACAATGGCGAATGTGACCGAACGTAATAAAAAGGCGATGGTAGAAGCCCTGCAAGCGTCATTAGGTATCGTTACAACAGCGTTAAATGTTTGTACGGAGAAAGGGGTAGCGGTGAGCAGGACACAGTTCTACCAGTGGATGAAGGACGACCCAGCCTTTGTAGAGCAGGTGAACCAAGTGAAGGAAATGCAGTTGGATTTTGCGGAGAGCCAGCTATTGAAGAAAGTAAAGCTGGGGGATGCGACATGCACAATCTTCTACTTGAAGACGCAAGGCAAAGGAAGAGGATATATTGAGCGGAGTGAGACAGCGATTCTTGGAGCGATAAAAACGAACATCACAATCGAGTAGTAACAATTAAACAATCAAAATAAAATGCCATTTAATAATCCAAAAGAAGAGTACACGGAAAGAAGAGGTAAGATAGCAGAGAATAATGTAATTGTTCTCAAGGGGCTTATGAAAGAACTTGCAAACCCAGACATCGAGCTATCAGTTGCAGTGGTAACTAAAACCGATACAGGAGAAGTCGGTGTTATCTTCGACAAGAAAAATGTAGATAAGGTTGACCTTGTAACAATGCTTTACAAGATTGCTGACAATGCAAACGAAACATTGAGCTTGGAGCAGCGAAAAATAATAACAGACAGAAGCGGATGGGGAAGGAAAGGAGAAAAAGATGTGTGAGCATTGTGACCCAGACCCAGAAGAAACGAAGGAGTTCAGATTAAGTCTTATAGAAGATGTTCGACAGAAGGAGGATGGAGCTTATAGAATCGCGTTCGAGCATAGTTCGGTAAGTGAACGAACGACAGAGTTGCTGATGAGCGTGATAAAAATAATATTGAAAGAAGAGTTCGACAGCAAGGCAGTGCAGGTAGAGAAGATAGGAGAGAGTGAACGTATTTGGTTCTATACACAGTCCAAAGCAAAAGTGCTTCGAGCGATTGAAGCGGTTAATGAAATGCAATGCATTCGTGAAAGAAGAATTGCACAATTGAATTAAGAGCATTGTCGCGCCTGTCACGACAATTAAGTGGGGTAGAATGGCTGGTGATGGGTTCATATCCATTGCCAGCTTTCTTTTTCATATCCCGAATCATTTGTATGTTTGCCGAAATGACAATCAAACAAGTGGACGTACATGGTAAACATTACTTTTAAGAAAGAGAAAGTAAACCCAGTTTACCGACCGTACATCAATACAAACAATCCTTATGAAATTTACTGGGGAGGAGGAGGAAGCGGAAAGAGCTTCTTTATCGCCCAGAAGAATCTTATCAAATGCTTGGGGAGCAGAAGATATAGATTAGTGTTCAGCAGAAAGCAAGCGGTAGATATACGCGATAGTCAATTCTTGTTGTTCAAAGATTTAATCGAGAGCTATAAGTTGCAGCCATTGTTCCATGTGAAAGAATCGAGCATGGACATCATGTGCGTGAATGGCAACAGTATGCTGGCAGCAGGAATGGACGACCCAGAAAAGATTAAGTCTATTCAGAAGCCAACAGACATCTGGATGGAAGAGATAACGGAGTTCGACTATGAAGACTTTGAGCAGTTCGATTTAAGGTTGCGTGGAGAAGCAGGAGAGACCCGTCAGTTGTTTGCCAGCTTCAATCCAATCAATGAAGAGCATTGGGTGAAGAAGGAGCTATTTGATAAGCCGTTGAAGAATGGAAAGTATGTGCATACAACGTACAAGGATAATCAGCACATAGACCAGCGAGAGTATGAAGAGAAGCTGAACAGAATGTCTCCGCACAATCAGCGTATCTACAAGGAAGGCAAATGGGGGCTGCTAAGAACAGGGATGGAGTTCTACCCAGCGTTCGATGCGATGGTGCATGTGAGTGACAAAGCATTGTACGAGCCAGACAGTGCGATTCATCTGACGTTCGATATGAACGTGAATCCATACATGACGCTGCTTGTGAATCAGATCAGGTTCATGCCAGAGACCAAGAGAGTGAGAGTGACACAGATTGATGAAATATGCTTACCTCACCCGTTGAATAAGACCCGATATGTGTGCGAGAGATTCATGCGAGACTATGCAGACCATAATGCAGGATTGTTCTACTATGGAGATGCTACCAGCAAGAAAGGAAACACAATGACGGAGGATGAGGTGAAGCATGACTACGACATTGTAGAAAATGTTTGCAGAAGGAAACTGAACAACGGTTCGTTCAGAGTGAACAAAGCAAATCCCCCAGTACTGAAAAGGAAAGACTTCATGGATGATTTGTTCAGAGGCAATACAGCGATAGACTATTTGATTCATCCGAAGTGCAAGAACACAATCAATGACTATCTGTATTTGAAGGAGGGAGCAGACGGTAAGAAGTTCAAGGAGAAGGAAGAGAATAAAATCACTGGAGCTAAGTTCGAGAAGTACGGACATTGCAGTGATGCAGAAGAATATTTCTTTTGCTATGCGTTCGAGAATATCATGAGACAGTACGAGCGGAGATAAGTGATGGAGATGTATCGGCTATTCAAGAGCAAGTTCTTTGCAGGAACAATCAGCACAGCAGACCAGTTCTTGATTGATAGTGCATCATTCGTAACGCGGATAGAGATGATGCAGATACTTGAGCTTTACAGCATAGACGAATTGCAGATATTGATACACCAGGATGCGATAGGATGCAAGTTGTACGCTTCGCTCCGGCAGTACTTTGTTGACAGAGCCAGAAACGAAGAGAGTGAGCATTGAAAAGAATAATTTATATTTGACCCGAATAAAAACAAACCAGCTATGAAGCAATTAGATGCAGAGGTAATCCTTAGAGAAAAAATAAAGGACAATAGCACCCATCAAGACTATGACAAGGTTGTGAAGTATGCGAAGCTGATGAAAAGGCTGGTGACAGGACACAACATAGAACTGGAGCTATTGCAATTTGTACGAAGGGAGACGCTGCCAGACTTTACACAGAGGGTGCAGTTGAGCCATATTATAACGCCAGCGATATGCAGTGCGATAATGTCGCCAGCGTACAAGATTCCAAAGGTGAAGCCAACGGTTGACAGAATAGACTTCGAGAGTGATTCAACGAAGACAGGAGACAGCATACTGCTTGACCTGAAGGCTAAGACGGAGAAGCTGGAGAGTGCAGTAGATGCATACAACGGAGGAGCAGGTGTGTGCGGATTTCAGGAGACAAGATTCTTCCCGATGAGTTATATAGACCCGAATGCATTTGTGCTGACATTGTTCGGAAAGTTTGATAGCAGATTCGAAACAGCAAAGCCATATCCAGTAATAGCAAGCAGCGAAGAAGCGATATGGTATGACATTACAGACAATAATTTGTACTGGCTGATTGTTCGTAACAACATCACGTATCAAGAAAAATTTAATCTTGACCAGACTACAATATCAACGCGGACGGTTGAAGGAAAAGTTTATCAACAGTACTTCGACAATGGAGTGGTTGAATATTCGCAGGTAGATGCAAGTGATTATGGCAATTTGCCAGACATGACTGAAATTAATCTTGGAGCAGGAGTTGTTTTCTTTAAGGTTGATTCAACCAGAGTGTTCAAGGTCAGTTATTACAATGCGAAGACAGGAGGAAAGATTCAGGCGAAGCGCATAGGCTATAAGTTGGATGAAGCAACGGATGGCAGGACATGTGTAAGCCCGTTGCATCCGGCACTGCCGTATCTGATGAAGAGCATTAAGTTGTGCAGCGAGTTGGATATATCGGTAACGCTGCATACGTTCTTGCAGAAGATAGCATACCAGCCAAAGTGCAAAGGAGAATCGAATACGATAGGATGCGACAATGGATATGCACCGAATGGTACGATATGCACAGTATGTAAAGGAGTTGGCTATGTAGTTCATGAGAGTTCGCAGGATGCAATCTACTTGAGCTTACCACGAAACAAAGATGATGCGTTCGACCTGACGAAGCTGATACACTATCAGGATATTCCGATTGACATATTGAAGTTCCTGAAAGAGCATTTGCAAGATGTAAAGGATGATGCTATTTCAGCAGTGTATAATGGAGAGGCACTGATTGAGCAGAGCATAAACAAAACAGCAACAGCGAAGACATACGACATGCAGAATGTGTATGATGCGTTGTACCCATTGGCGCAACAGGATGCAGCGTTCAGAATATTCCAGATAGAATTGATTGCTGGGATGAATGATTTGAAGGGAGTGATTGTTGAGTATTCATATCCGAAAGACTTCAAGATGCGCGGACTTGAAGAGTTGATGGACTTACTTGAGAAGGCAAACAAAAGTGGTGCGCCTATGGCAATACGAAGTGACATAAGCAATGACATTGCTGCGATGATGTTTCAAGACAGACCAAATGACCTAAAGAAGTTGCAGGTGAAGCAGCAGTTCAATCCTTTCGATGGAAAGAATGTTGAAGAAATAAATATCATTCTGGTGAATGACCTTTGTACGAAAGAACACAAAATAATGTGGAGTGAATCGGCTACGATATTTGCAGAGCTTGAAGAGGAGAGTATGCAGCAGACGGTGACGAATGCGAATGCAATATGGTTCTATGATTTGCCATATAAAGACCAGAAGACTGCTATACAGAAAAAGGTTGCAGAGATTGTAACACAGATAGAAGCAGACCAGCCAGTAGCTACGCAGTTCGATGCAACTGGTGTTCCAGTTGGAGCAGCACCAGCACCAGTAGCACCAGCAGGTGGTCAGGGTGGAGCAGCATTGTAATCATGGCAGTATTCTATAAGAAGACAGCGAATGAAGAGCTTGAGGTTGTCAACTTGGAGCATAAGCTGAATAATAATAAGTACAGTAGAGAGATTAAGATATTCGGACTAACTGTTTATAGATACGAATACACTTTGAAGTGTTCGATTAAAGCAGAGCCAGAACAAAATAAAGTTGGCTTTACAATAGAAGGCAAATGACGAAGGAAGAGATAGCGAAAATAAAATCGCAGTTCATAAGAGACAAACAGGTTGCACTGATGAAAATAACAGGAGCAGCAGAGCGTCAGCTATTGGATGAGATTTATAATGCACTATTCGATGAGCTTGGAAAGAGTGGTGGAGCTATCGCTTCGGAATCAGGAAGCACGATGAAGTTATCAGGAGCAATTGAAAAAGTGTTCAAGCATTTTCAACAGAACAAAAGTGTTGACATAATCAATGGCATTGTCGCAGACCTGAAAGAAATCGGAGACCTGAACAAGCAATACTTTTCAATGTTCAGAGTTCGTGCGCAGAGATTGAGTGCGATTGTTCAGGAAGTAGAAACGATGATGCAGCAGCGAATCGGAATAGATGAGAATGGGAAGATTGTAAAGGGCAGCTATCTTTCAAATTTGATTTATGATACAACGTTGAAGAATGCAGTGCAGAAGGAAACAAGAGCAGCGATGGCAAATGGATTGACGATAAAGCAGATGATGAACAATGTCAAAGAAGTCATTGTAGGCAACCCAGATAAGCTCGGAGGATTAAGCAGCCAGTATCGGACATTCGTGCATGACACGTATGCACAGTATGACAATGGATATGCAAATGGAGTAGCACAGAAGATAGGACTTAATGCAGCAGTGTATGCAGGCGGTCTCATTGCTACGAGCAGGGAGCTATGCATAAGTCTGAACAATACAGTTCTTAGCAGAGGAGAGATTGCAAAGCTGAAACAGTCTCCATTGCTTTTGAAGACAAAGCAGGAGCGAAATAGCGGAGTGGTGAGCTACAATCCATTCACGGACATGGGCAGATGGAATTGTAGGCATAACTGGAATTGGGTAACGGATGCGGAGGCAATTAAAATGAGACCAGCAATTAAATTAATATTGGACAATGAGAAATCTACTAAGTGACCTTGATGAAAGAATCAGCAAGTATCGGCAGCTTGCAGAATTGGAATTAAGAAAGCCCAGAGCCTTGAGAAGTTCGAAGCTCCAGCAGTTCTACAATCGTATTAATACCATGAAGCGATGGAAGAAGGAGATAACGGAAAGCGTGTAGAGTGCAGAGAAGACCAGCATGACTGGAGATATAATGCGGACTGCGGAGATGGAAGAGTTCGAAGGATATGCACTATCTGCAAAAGAAAAGAAGCCTCTGGATGGACAGACAAAGCAATATGGTATCGGTCATTGTTTACAGCACTCAATGACGGGCTGACAGACGAAGAGAGAATGCGTAGCTGGGTTACTTTACCGATAGGAGTGACTGTTTAAAAATAATTTCGTCAGATTGTTGTTTGCGTTTAAAAGGAATATATATTTGTCACCTTCAATTTATAACTAATAATAAAAAAACTTATGGCAGCTACTACAAAAATCAAAGCAATCAAGAATGGTCAGGTAAAAGAGTTCGGAGTTGTGCAATGGGCAAGGCTTGCGAGAAAAGAAAATGGAGTTATTGTGCATGATGGATGGGAAGAAACAGATGCCCCATTGCGTTCAGAGCCTTTCAAGCCAGCAGAGATTCGAAGCAATGCACCTGCAAAAAAAAAGAAGCAGGAGGATGCCGCACCTGCGGAGGTAGGTGATGCAGAAGCAAAAGCACTTAAGGACATGACAGACCTTACGAATGGCAAAGCTCCGGCAAAGGCAGAGGTGAAGCAGGCTAAAGTGTCAAAACCAAAAGCAAAGAAAAAGGAGGCGAAGTAATGAAGATAATCACCAACAAAAAAAGCGGTGTTGAACAGAGCGTAACAGAACAGGAGTGGACACAGATTGTAAATGCAAAGCTGGAGAAGCTCTACAAAGTTGAACAGGTCAACAGCAATCGCAAGCAGCCGACTACTCCAAAAGAAGTTCTGGATAAAAAAGAAAAGGATGCGCTCAAATCACAAATCGCAACTACGTTCAAGCCAGAAGAAGTTAAGGTGTCAAAGAAGAAGTCAAAATAAAATTAACGGGAACAATTAATAATCAAAATCAGTAAACAATTATGCCAACGGAAAAAGAAATATTAACGGGGTTTGCATCCAAAACTTTAAACATGGATGAAAAGGGAGTTGCATCGTTACTCTATAACGATGATGGGACTGAATTAAAACCAGATGCTTTGTCAATCCTTACCACTAAACAAGCAGAAGCAATTAAAACCAGAAGTACTGAAAAATTCCAAGAGGGATATAAGAAGGCTAAAGGTGAAGTGCTAAGTGAGTTTGAAAAAAGTGTGAAGGAAAAATTTGAAACGGATTCAGATAAGCAAGGCGTAGAACTTGTTGAAGACATTGTAGCAGCCGTTCAAGAAAAGGCAGGCAGCAAAGAAGTGACAGATGATGATATTAAAAAATCAAAACTGTACCTTGATGCTCAAGACGCATTGAAGAAAGTGCGTAAGGAAGCCGATAAAGAATGGGGTGAAAAGTTGACAGCAACAGAAGCCAAGCATAAAAAGGAGAAGGTAATGTCAAGTGTTGTGACTAAAGCCAAGCAAATCCGCGACAGCAGAAACCCAGTGCCATTGTCAGATGATGAAGATATTGCAAAGAGACAGATGGCGTTGCAGGATAAGTTGTTCGAAGCAGAGCTTCTGCAAAATGATTATGACATACAAGGTGAGGGAGCGAATGCCCGTATCGTTCTAATGAAGGACGGTAAGATTGTCGAAGACGACATGGGACATGCAGTTGACTTCACAGAGTTTGTTAATAAGACAGCAGAAGGTCTCTATACGTTCAAGGCATCGAGCGATAGGACATCACCAGAGGATAAAGGTGGTCAGGGTGGAACAGGAGGCAAAGGTGGTGCAGCAGGAGGCAAGAAGTATCTCTCCAAGAAGCCTGCAAATTATGAAGAGCTTTCTAAGACTTATGAGGCTATTGAAGCTGACAACAGCTTGAAGCCAGATGAGAAAATAAAAGTTCAAGCGGAGTTGAATGAAATCTACTCCGGCAGTAAGCAGGTTGCAGTTTAAGATTGTAAACCTTTTTAAAACCTAAAAACTATTATGAGTGCAGCGAATTTTGATTGTGCCAAGCTACTTCAAGTGAAATTGAAGATTGACCAGCTATGGCAAGATTCAATGGTGAATCAGGACTATATCGCGCAGGTTGATGCATTGCTAACATTGCAATCGAATCAGCGTGGAGCGAACTTTGAAGTTCTTCGTGACCCAACGAAGGATAAGGACGTGAAAGTTATCTGGCTTACAGATTGCGAAACTGATGAAGTGCAGGACTGTTCGGCAGATTGCGAACTGGACGGTAATGAAATCGGTGACAACTGTAAAGATTATAACTTGAATTTCTGTAAAGAAATATCGTTTAAGATTGGACGATACAAATACAGGACTTCAATGTGGTCGCCAGAGGAAGTGACAGCCAGAGCGTTCTTGGCAAAGATGAAACAGATTGATGAATACATTGTGGAAACAGTTGTGTCAAAACTGGATTCATTTGCAGCGTTAGCAACGAATCAATTTGTTCCGAATTACATGGCGCAGGGTGGTGGAGACACTACTATCCCAGCAGCTTACTGGACACCGAATCTGATGGGCTATATGGTTGAAGCAGCCATTAAGAATAAGATGCGTGATGCTTACATGTTGAGCGGTTCGAATTTGTTCCAGCAAGCATGGATGGTTGCCCAGCAACAGCCGAATGCACAGGGAGGTCAGGCAGACCTGAATAAGATGAATACGTTTAAGAAATATTTCGATTTGTTCAACATTGATTCAGTGTTGGGTACACAGAAAACATTTCTCATCCGTCCGTCAGCACTTGCATTCGTGAGTAAGAATTACAATACGAATGCTGCTCCTATCTTCATCGGTGGAAGTACTGGTAATGACATCTATTACCAGACCTCGAAAAATCTTCCGTTCGTCAACTATGACGTTACTCACACTGTAAAGTGTGAAGAAGTTAATGGACAGACGGAGTACTTCGACATTTACAAACTGAAAGTGAAATTCGACCTGCTTGACAATCCAGTTGGATGCAGTGGGGAGATGCGTGGCTTGCTTTCGTTTAAGTGCGGAGAGATTTCGTAAGATTCGGCAGATTGACGAAAATAGAAAAGGGTGGCTGGTAGCTGCCCTTTTCTTATTTATATTTGTTCACTTTAAAATCCAAAATCAATGTCAGCAGCACAGGATTGTTTCACGAATGTTATAGGGCTATCAAGAACTGTTTGTCCATGCGCACAGGATAACCAGCCATCGGATTATGATTTATCAGAGAGTACGCTATTCTTAGATGAAGAGGATGGGCTTGACCTGAATGTGATTAAAGCAGCAGCCGATTGCAACAGGGGTAACTTGTGGGAGATAATGGATAATGCGAGAGAAGAAGCAATCAAAGCGTTCAAGACAGACCTGATGAATTATGTAGGGACGCTGACCAAGAGAAAGAGAAACTATTTTAACGGAGTGGTTGGTGAAGTGGAAGGCATCAGACCATTGAGGGTGAATGAAAACTTTGCATCACTTACATGGAGATGTGCGATTGTTCGAAGTGGAACAATGAAGATGAAAAGAATCGGTCTTCACTTTGATACAGCAGGGACGTTCTGGGTTTATCTGTATAACAATATTAGCGATACTCCGATAGCAGCATGGCAGGTGACAGCGAACGCTGGAGAGTTGACATGGTTTACGCTGCCGTCTGCATTGACGCTGCCATTGACAACAGATGTAGCGATGAACATGCAGTATTGGTTGATGTATGACAAGACTACTGCACCGAATCCAAGAAATGATACCATCACATGCGGATGCAGTGATTTCAGCAGAGTGAATATCTGGAATAGTGATTTGTACAGAAACCTTGCTTCTCCTAAAGCATTGTTCAACTGGCTTGACTGGATTGTGGTTGCAGGAAGCATGGGACAGCAGATCACAAAAAGACGGTTGAACTGGACGCATGACAGATACAATTATGGACTGCTTGTGGATATGGAATTGACATGCAACAGCACTGATATTATTTGCAAGGATAATATGGACTTTGTGAATGATGAGATTAGTATGGTGATGGCATATACTATTCGATTCAAGGCAGCAGAGAAGTTAATCGAAAAAATAATTGCATCCGGCAATATCAGCCGATATACAATGTTGGACAGGGAGCGGTTATGGGGAAAGCGGAATCATTATCAGAAAGAAGCAGCAGACAGGATTGTATATCTTGGAGACCAGTTGACCAGACCAGAGAGACTGAATCTGTTCAGTGATTGCTTGAGTTGCTATGATGATAGGGACTTCGCAAAAGGAAATGTGAGAGCAACAGACAGCAGAGTTCCGTTCACACGGTTTCCGAATCATGAACTGGATGCAGAATTATATCCACAACCAAATATAGAGCAGCAAGGTGGCAGCTATTAAGATTGCAGAATTTAACAGGCGAATGGATGCGCTGATTGCAAAGCTCCCAGACAAAGCACTGGATGCGCTGGAAGGCATAGGAGCAGATACAAAGAAGCGCATACAGCAGCGTATTACGGAGCAGGGGACGGATTATAACGGTCAGGCGTTTGCACCGTACACAGAGGCTTATTTGAGGTTTAAGCAGGACGTAGGGCTTTATAGGGGATTCGTTGACCTGAATCTTGGCAATTACAGCATCAACAAGCGCATTGCAGCTATCGAATCAAGAAAGAGAAGCAAGCGCACCAGCAGAAGGAAAGCAGGGCTGGAGAGCAATATAAAGACCTTAAGCAGAGAAGATGTGAAGAGTAAGCAGCAGAGCAGGAGAGCCAAAGCGATACCAGAGGCGAGTAGGTTGTGGAGAAATATTCAGATAATTGAAAAGAAAAAGACGGGTAACATTCTATTCGTTACGGTTGGAGCGGTTGATGATTTGAATAAGAAAAAGCTGCAAGGATTGGCAAAGAAAAGAGGTGATATTATGGGCGTGAGCAAATCGGAGCTTGATAATATCAATAAGACTTTCAAAGATGGTGTGTCATTAATAATAAGCGAAGCATTCAGATAAGATGGGAATGAAAGGATGGGATGAAAAGGCAGTAGTGAGAGCAAGCCTGCATCAGAAGTCAGCAGTTCAAAAAACTTCTTTGAAGAAATCGAAATACAACAATAAAAAAGTTGTCGTGGATGGAAAAAAGTTTGACTCAATTAAAGAATCAAAAAGATTCACCGATGTTTTGTTCCCAGCGTTTAAGTGTGGAGAAATAACAGAGCTTGAATGTCAGCCAAAGTATGACATGATTGTGAATGGAGTTAAGATTTGCGAAAGAGGATATAAGCCAGACTTCCGATATAAGAATAAAAAAGGAGAGCTTGTGGTTGAAGATGTAAAGGGGTACAAGAAAGAAGCAGCCTATAAAATCTTTAAGATGAAAAAGCAATTGATGAAGGCAATTTATAACATTGATGTAGTAGAGATATGAATACGGATATAGCAGAAATTCTTCGAGCAAAGATTGCAGGCCTGAACTTTATTGATAGACTTGCTGGATTGATTCGCCCGTTGATTAAGATTGATGTGGCACAGGACGACCAGAATGTTGATTATGTGGTACGCAAAGTATTCCCGATTGCTTGTAATGTTACAGCAGCGCAATGTGAAGAAGACGGACGGTATTTAGACCTTGTGCCAAATGATAAGTATGCTACGTTAATGTATTTCGAAGACAGGGGAGTTGTGCCAGTGAAGAGAGAAGGAGACTTATACTATTTCAAGAGCAGGCTACGATTAGTTGGCTGGATTAATCTGAACAGGTTCGATACTACAAGCTGCTCAATCAGCGCAATGATGGTGATGATATTGATGAAGCAATTTCCGAATGTGAAGTTTAACTCCGGCAATTATCAGCGCATCAGTATTACTTCGCTTGCAGAAGCACCGAAGAGTTCTGATATATTCGGAGCGTACAGCTATTTGCAAGAGACTAATCAGTATCTACTTTATCCGTATGATTATTTTGCAATTGATATTGAAACAGACTTTGCAATTTCCTCGAAGTGCATAGAGGATGATGCATTAACAATTAAATCCCCAGACTGCTAAATGATGATAGACTTAATGATTAGTTTTTTCACAGCAGTATGCTATTCAGTGATGATAGCATTTATTGCTTTTACATACTCCGTAATATTAACAGACCCGAATATGTTGCTGACTGGATGGTATGGCTGGCTTCGCAAGAAAATTAAGAGAGAGTGGGTATTCAAAATTATCATAGGGTGTGCGAAGTGCGTGTCTGGACAATGGGCTTTATGGTTTATGTTTTATTATTTAATCCGACACGGAGCGTATCATAAGGATTGGATGATGGCAGGATTACTACATTTGTTCACTATTAGCTTAACAATATTTACAGTAATGACAATCGAAAGAATATACAGATGGAATCAACAGTCGTAATAGAATTAAAAAAATTATACACAGAAGAGAATGGAAGGAAGCTCTTCGTGAAAGAGTTCAAAGCAAATGGGCATGACTATGTGATTGAAGAAAGCATAAGTTATGACCGATGGATTGAATGGAGAAAGGTTCAGGTTGAATTGATGTATGGGCATGGAGCGGATGAAATATTTGCCAGCATTAAAAAAGCATACGGACTGCTAAATCAAAAGAACAGTGAAGTGGTTGAGGCAGGCATAATACTTCACAACTTGATGAGTTCTGTAAAGGCAATCAATGATGAGCGCATACCAGAAGTGATTCAGTTGTGTTCATTGTTTATGAACAGGGTGGATGAAGACAGGCGAACGATTACTCCAGCGATGATACAAGAAAAGGCAAATGACTGGAGAGAGGAGGGGATAGATATGCAAAGTTTTTTTATGTATGCAGTAAATTCGATTCCAAACTTTCTTCCAATCTTCGAATCACTTATCCAAAGTACTTCGGAGACAAAAAAGTAACAGAACAGGAAGAGACATTCGAGCTTACTGCAAAAGTTAAATTCAATATAGAGACCAACAGCAAAGAATTGTTAATGATGTTGGCAGGACAAAGAAAGACTGAATACGATGCATTGAATGGCACAGAGCTACTGGAGTTCTGGGGAATAGTCTGGGAGTGGGAGAAGAGCAACAAAAGGAAACTAAAACATTATAGAGAAAATGCAAGTAGAGTTAGACCTGATAGCGAATCTTGACCAAGCGCAACTTGGAATAAAGAATCTTAATACTTCGACAGCATCATTGCAGAAGACTGCAACTAATGCTGGCAATTCTATGCAGACTACTTTTGCTAAAGCAGGTAATGATGCCAAGAGCTTCGCTACACAAATAAATGCTGGTGCAAATTCTCTTGCTGGATTAAGACAGAGACTTGAAGAGCTACGTGCGCAGAGAGAGGTTGTACCGATAGACCAAGTGACTGCATTGAATGCAGAGATACATAAAGCAGAAGGACAGGTTCAGGTGTTGACTGGCAGGTTCACAGAAGCAGGTCAAAGAATAAGGAAAGGATTCGGAGCTACAATAGAACAAGTGACATCGCTTGGGGCTGGAGTTGTTGGAGTAACTAACTTAATCGGATTGCTTGGTGATAAGGGAGAGAAGGAGAATGAAGCTCTTGCGAAGGCTACGAAAGCACTTGTTCTTATTGAATCAGCAAGAGCGGTAGTGCAGGGAGTGGTAGAAGCTAAAGAGCTTGCATTGTCAATCATTGGGCAAGCCAGAGCTTCACAATTAGCAGTACAGACAGCAGGAACGCTGGCTCTGGCATCAGCAGAAGAAGGTGAGGCAGCAGCGACAGAGGTAGCGACAGTGGCTACAAAAGGCTTTACAGCGTCATTGCTGGCTAATCCGGCAGTATTGTTTGCATCTGCAATAGCAGCATTAGTTGGTGCGTTTTTTCTATTCA